AAGCACTATTTGATAATATTCTTGCTATCTTATTCCCTGATTGATGAAACCATTTAACAACTGTCTTATAATTTCCTTTATCTCTTGTAATTCTTTCTATGTTTCTAGCAAATGCTCTACCACCATTATTGCTTTCTATATCTGCAACATTTACATTAAACTTTTTATATGCTTCTGCAACCATATGTTCTGTTATTTCCATAGCTTCTTTGGTATAGATAATATCTAATATATAAGCACTATCTTTGCAATCTGCATAAATGATATTACATAGAAAATCATCTCCAGTGTCAGCTGTATCACAGTAAGAGGCAATTTTTATTATTTTTTCTTTTGGTAAATCTACATAAGTTTTAAATTCACTATATAATCTACCCTTAATATCTATTGGTTCTTGTTGATAGTTGGCATATACAATTTCTTTTGCCATATTCTTAGTTTTAAATTCAAAATCCTCTAATGATAATGTTCCTTCATCAAGTGGAGTTCCATCATCATTGATAGCTTTATAATTTATATGAACCACATCATCATAATTAGATAAAATAAAACCAGCTAGGTCATTACTTGCCCACCTGGTCATTATGATTATTAATTTAAAACCTTTTTCTGTTCTTGATAACATAGTATTAGTAAACCAATCAATATGCTTTTCAAGGACATTAGAGTTATATGCTTCCTCAGAGTTTTTTATTAAGTCATCTATAACTATTAAATCTGCTCCAAATCCTGTTGCAGTTCCTGTTGGAGATGTTGCTAAATAGTTTGCAACTTGGCTCCCTTCCAAAGCCCACTTGTTCATTGAGGCTTCTCCATACTTTATTTTAGTATCTGGGAATATATCTCTATAAACTGTTACCCCTTGTGTCTGTTCTGTTGCTATCATATCTCTTACTTGCTTAGCAAATGTAGAAGAAAGAGTTTCATTATATGAGCCCGTCATAATTTTTAACTTATTATTTCTTCCTAACAACCATTGAACAAATAAGGTTGCTGTGTAAGATTTACCAAATCAGAGTCGAGGGGGCATATTAATAACTAATATCTTTTTATTAGAATCAATAAAACTTTGTAACTGATTACATAAATCTTTTAAATATTCTTTTTTATCATTGTAAAAGTCTTTTTTTCCTAGTAATTTGCAATAATACCAGAAATCTCTCCTAGCTAATTCTTTTTTAGCTTCTAATTTTATTAATTCTTTATCATACACCCCCACAACACCTCCTTTAAATAAAAAAAGCACCTAGAATTGACTAAGTGCCTTATGTTTTTTATGCTATATCTTTTAAAAATTTATTAATGAAATAAACTTGCCCTTTACCAGTAACCTTTGGAGTTTTATTTATTGAAATATGTCCATCAGAATGAGTTACTGCTGTTTCTTTTATTTCAAATAATTCAAGCTCCATTGATTTTTGTGTTGGCATATTGAAGTCTGTTCCTTGTCTTTTTATTAAAAATCCATTTTCCCTTAACCAAGCAAATAATCTTTTCTGTCCTATATCAAATCCATTTTGTTTTATTATCTTTGCTAAATCTCCAACTAATATTGAAGTTTTAGAAGTTGCAACTGACTCAGCAAATAACACCTTTGGTTTATCTTCTTTTACTTTATTTTCAAGAAATTCAATTTTTTTAGTGTAGTCTTCTATCATATGTGATTGTATTTGATTAGCTCTTGCTAATATCATTTCTGTACTATTCCAAGCTTCTTCACATTTAATAAAATATACTCTTGCTTGTTTTCCTCTTTCATTTCTTTGTAACATTGATAATTCTTTAGCCATTGCTAATGTCATTAAATGGTCTGTACTTTTTCTTTCTCCTCCAAATGCTGTATCGTCTTCGTCAATTTTGACGATTACGGTAAAATCGGTATTTTCAGTAAAACCATAAGCAATCATTCTAGTAAACCATTTCATATATTCTGTACCAATTTCTAAAAATTTATGTAATTCTCTACCACTAACTAATTGTTGTCCATCTCTAACTTCTATTTTTATTAATTCATTCATATTTCTTTACTCCTTTACTATTTCACTAATTCTTTCAAATGGGTCATAATTACTAAGTTGATATTCTTCATCAATAGTATTTCCTATTTTCCCATCTAAAAAAGCACCTAGAATTAACTAAGTGCTTTATTGTCATTATTTATTTAATGCTAACATTGAGTTTAAGTTCATATCTCTTCCCTCAATCTTATTTATATTGTCTTCTGTTTCAAATACTATATTTGCTAATTTATCTACTTCTCTTGTAATTGATACTACCATATTTGATAACAGATTTAACTTGTGATATATCTCACTTCTTACATCATCTGCTTCATTTGATAGCTCTTTAATCTTATTCCAATATTCTATCTTATCTATTGGTATCATCACTGAGCTTGAAAATGGTAACTTCTCTTGTGTCATATTCTTCTTTAAAGCTTGTTCCATTTTATGAAATTCATTGATATAAGTTGCAGTAAAAATTGCTCCTTTTTTACCAGTTAATTTGTGAGCTAAAAATTCACAACCTTTTTTAGTTATATCATATCTTTTATTTTTCTTACCAGTGCTATCTTTATATTGTGTTTCCTTAAAAAATTCACTAAAAGCAATTTTGCTTTCAGTTAGATACTTCTCATTTTTAGCTACATCTCTTAATAAATCAGCATGATTTTTACCTAACATTTTTGCAACTTCTCTGCTATCCAAAACTAACTTTTTTAATTCAAAATTCATCCTATTTTATCTCCTTTCAATTTTTGTTGAAAGAAAAATCAATATATAGTATAATATTTATAGAAAGATTTTTCTTTCAGGTTAATAGAGTATTAAACTTCTTGGTCGGAGAGCAATACTCTATTTTTTATTTTCTAAGTCTACCTTTAATCTTTTAATACTTTCTATAATAGTATCTGTTCTTGTTAAATTTAATTTTTCAGAACATTCTTGTATTAAATCAAGTTCTTCTTGCCTTAGTCTAAGATTTAAACTTTTATTTCTAGCATTATCTGATTTAGGTCTACCTATTTTGGCTTTCATTTTACACCTCCTAACTTTTTGCCATCGCTATAATTATATATTGCACTCGCTAAAAAGTCAAGAGAAATTTTTAAAAATATTTAAAAGTAATTTTGCTTTCAATTAATTCCTTTAATCTTTTATAATTTTCTTTAATTCTTCTGTTGTTAGCCCTGTAAATGGGTTAGTGTTTACATTTCCATTTACCTCAACCTTTTGAGTATACTCTCCATCCATTTTATTTAGAATATCTAATGCTTTTAATCTATCAGTATCTTTAACAGCTCCATCTTTTATCATACTTGTTAAGAATTCCCTTCTTTCTATAGCTGTCATAATCCTATTGCCTTTTGCTTTTTCTTGTAGTTCTTCAATATATTTTTGAATATTAGTATTTTTTAGTAATTTATCAGTATTTACTCCTGCATACTTTTCTTTATATCCAGCTTTAATAGCAGAATCAGTAGCATTTCCACTAACTACATAATATTCACAAAAGGCCTTTTGTCTTGCATTTAATTTCATGCTACTTTACCTCCAATTTATAAATAAAAAAAAGAGAACCTTTTGAGTTCTCTAAATAAAAAGCTATTTTTTATTTTTTAAATCTTCATATATTTCTTTTGTTACAGCATAGTCATATCCACCTTTCCATCCTGTTTTTCTTCTCCATTGAACTACACATTCTCCGTATTCTTCAAAAGCTTTCATCTTTGCTTCATTTAGATTTTTAGCATATATGACATCATGTTCTTCTGTTCTATCTGTTATACTTAAATCATCTATACTTTTATCTTCTTCTGGTACGAAAACATTAAATTCTCTTTTCCCTTTGGGGCATTCAAACATTTTAACTCATCTCCTATCTTTCATTTTTCTTTTATTATATATCTTATTAAAAAAAATAAAAATATATAGTGTAAATTAAAAAGATAAAAAGATTATATAAATAAAAAACTCTCGTAGAGGACGTATCCTATTCATTTAAGAATCACGAGAGTATTGATGTCATAATTATTTTTGACTTTTTTACAAGAAGTCATTAACTTGTTTGTTTAAACTTTCGTATATTAACATTATATAACATATAAAAGTTCATTACAAGGGCAAAAAAGGTGCAAATTAGGTGCATTTTAAAAAAAATTTTTTATTAAACCTTTTAAAAATTCACTATCAAATATAGAAAAACTCATAATTTCAACTAATTTATTCCTATTTCTTTTAATTGTTGAAGTATCTACACTAAATTTTTCTGCAACATCTTCCATTCTTAATTTTTCAAAATAAATTAGTGGTATTATATCTTTGTACTTTTCACCTTCTATTGAGGATAATCCATAATCTATTAAATTAATTCCATATTCAAAAAATTCTATTTCTTTTAATCTTTCCTCTTTTATTATTTCCCTTTTTTCCATTTCACTTAAATTCTTATTATTAACTGCTTTTATTTCCTCAATAGAATATTTTTTCTTAATTTCAATATTATCTAAATTATTTTTTAAATATTCTATTCTTTTTTTATAATATTTGTAATTCTTTAATAATTTGATAGTTTTCTCATATGGTGTTAATGTATTTTTACCTGGACCATCATTATCTTTTAAAACTCCTAATTGTTTTTTTACTTCAGTTTGTATTGCTTTTTTTATATCCTCTGTTATCATTTATCTCCTCAACTTCTACTATTACACCTTTAAAAGCATTTTGCTTTTCCATAGTTATAGATTTTACATATTTATCTGTGTCATCATTGATTAGTTTGCACTTCACTAAAGCATCCTCTATCATTTTAAATAGATAAGCATGATTAGATACATCCAACCCACTATTGAAAGACATCTTTATTGATACTGGCCTTTCAAAAGTTTTTTTTATTCCTACCACACTTCTTACAAGAGTAGTTATATAATCTTTATCTTTAGAACGAATATTCCAATGAACTCCAGAATATATCTTATTTAATCCCCAATCTTTACTTGTAATTTTTAATGGAATTTCAAATCTTTGTTTCATTAATTCACCTCAGTCATAGAATATTCTAAAATCTCTAAAACCTTCCCAGCTTCTTTATAATTTTCTCTCATACTTTTACAGAATTCTATTTGTTTTTCTTCCATTTCCTTTTCTGACATTGATTTTTCTCTAAAAATATGATTATTTATAATTCTAATTTTATTTTCATCTTTTACTTGAAGTTTTAATAAATATTCAATCATTTCAATCTACCTCTACAAATTTATAACTGCTACTTTCTTCGTTACCTTTAAATAATTCATCAAAAAATTCTATTCCATTAGCATAAATAGATTTTATAAATCTTTTATTATTACACATTTTTTCTTCTCTCACAAGTTGCCCATCTTTAAAATAAATATATACTTTTAAATTAAAGTTTCTTGCAATCTTTTTTCCTTGTAAGATTAATTTTCTAGCTTCTTTATAATTCAGCTCTTTCACTACTCTAATACCTCCCTTTTACTCTCCCAATTAAACTCTCTATATTTACATTCACTTTTTAATCTATCATAGATTTTATCTACTCCTTTAACTTTTAGATGCTCTTTTATTTCTCCAGCATCTAAATTAGTTGTAATTAGAATAGGCTTTCCTGTTCTGTATCTTTCATCAAAAAGTCTAAAAATCTTTTCTTCTCCCCACATTTTGCCATTCTCTCTATTGATATACTCACTGCCTAAGTCATCAATAAACAGTAAATCTACATCTTTAACTGCTTGAATTAGCTTTTCTTCTTCATCAGTGCTAAATCTAATTTTATTAAAATATGCACCAAGTGAAAAACTTAATACTGAGAAACCTTTTTCACTTAGCTTATTACATACACAGTTAGCCAAAAATGTCTTTCCTGTTCCTACTCCACCAGCAAATATATAACCTTTGTTGCTTGTTGAAAATGTTTCAGCATATTTATAAACTTCTTCATATATTGCTCTTTCTTCAAAATTAGTTATTTTTTTAGAATTAGAGAAAATATCACTCTTAGAGTTTCTATCTGTGATGCTCAAGTCTTGAAATCTTTTTAATCTTGCTTGTACTCTATAACTTCTCATACAAGCACAATCACGAGTCATTGTATATCCTTCATGTATATAATCAATTATTTCTCCACACTTCTCACATCTTTTTAAGACTATATCTCCATTTTCTAAGACTTCTTTTTCTTCTGCTTTCATTTTTATTAAGCTAGGATTTTCAAGCATTTTTATTATTTCTTTTATAGCAGTTACAGACATCTTACTCACCCCACTTTATTTTTTTAGTTTCCTGAGTAGATGCAGGAATACCTATATTTTTATGAATTATTTTCTGATTTAGATACTTTTCAAATTTAGAGCCAAACAAAGTTTCAGGACACAAATACTTCTCCATATCAGTATTTAGCCACTCAGAGCATTTTTTATCTATAACCGTTTTAAAATCTTCTAGTGTATAGCCGTCATTAATCCTAGCTTTTATATGCTTAGTTGTATTCTTAGAACTTGATTTATATTTAGTTCCTGCTTTCTCATTTAAGTAGTCAACAGCCTCACTATATATATTTTTATTATTTATATCTTTTTGTATATTAG